GTCAGGATTACCACCATTATCAAAACAGCTTTTTATTTCTGTTTTAAGGATAGATTCGGTTAAAACTCTTTGTGTTCCATCTGTAACAGAACCTGATGAGTTTGAACCACCTGAACCATATCCATTATTGGTTGTAGTCCAGCTTTCAAAACCTCTCGATTTTCTTGCTGCACCACCATTTCCTGAACCTGCTGTGGCATTAGTTTTGCCAGTCATGTCAAGTTCCATATCTCTTTTTATTTCCTTACCAGCTTTCGCTATTTGATAAGCTAGTTCGGAATTAACTCCTGCATGAACAACTGCTTCTTGTGTTCCTGAAACCATAACTGGATTATATGAAATCTGTGTATAGTTGAGAACACGAGTTGTAGCCGTTAATGCAGCACTAGGAGAGTCATCTCCTTCAATTTGAGCATTACTTGCTGCTGCTGCTAGAGAATCAGTTTGCCATTCATGTTTTGTAAAGGCAGCAGTTCCTGTGCCTATGCTTGACATAAAGGGTGTATCTGTCGGAGAAATGTTATAAATAACATTCGCCAAATCTTCTCTATTACCAGTAGCGTCATAAGTTTCAAATGTGTTACTTAATTGTGCCATTGAATTACACCTGTGTTAAAAGTTTAGTATTTAGGACTTAGGCATCAAAGATTTTAATAATGCTGCTGCATCATCTACTTTCCCTGACCTCTTTGCCCTTGCTCTTAGTTGCTTTACTCTATCACTATTAACTTCACCCTTTGTCGTTCCAACACCAGGTTTTTGTACTTTAGGTACAACTTTAGTTTTCTTTTTAGAAATCTTAGTTGCTAAGAGATTTTCATATTTCATAGCACTATTTAGCACTATAATACTTCTTGCATCAATTAGCATATCAATCTCCTGTTGTGTAAAACCCTTTTTAAGTGCAAAGTTTCTTATATCATTTTTTAACTTTGTTCCTTTATTTGGGTCTTGCCAGTCAGGTAGTTCTTTTGATAGTATTGTTAATTGATTCTCTCTTTGTGTTTGTAAATTTCTTGAAAACTCCTCTTGATGTAGTTTATCAATTTTTTGCTTTTCATCTGCAATCTTTCTTTTATTATCTTGCAAATCTCTTAAAGCATCTTTTTGTTGAATATATGCCATTGGGTCATCTTCTTTGAGTTTATTCCAGTCTACATTTTTAAATTGAGTTATCTCATAATCTGTAGATTGGTCTAATTGTTCAAGTGCAGTTGAGTATCGCTGTCTTTCTTTTTGAGTGGCTGCTAACTCTGTGTCAGCTTTTTGCCTTTGCTCTGCCAATACTTGACTCTTTCTTGTGTAATCAGCTTGTCTGCTATACCCTGACTGAAGTTCATCAAGAGTAACCTCGACATCTTTACCATCAACCTTGACAGTATATGTACTAGGTTCTTGAGTTACTTCTTCTTGAGTATCATCAACTATATCATCAACAGTTAATTCACTTGAATCTTCTGCCTGTGTTTCAACTGATTCGGCATCTTCCATTGCCTGTTCAGAAGTATTATCCTCTACTTCTGTTTGCACTTCTTCCTCTACAGGTTCTTCCGAAGCTGGAGACTGTAATTGAGCAAGGAGTGCTTCCTGTGCTGATTTAACATCAGTTACAGGGATTCCTTTGTGTTTACTTTCTTGTACTGGAATATTGTCTTGGGGTACAGGTTTTTTGACTTTAGCCATTTTTATCACCTTTCCTTTCTTCTTCTAACAATTTTCCATTCTCTATTGTATTTACAAGAACTTGTTTTACTTTTAATGCTGCTATTTGTGAATGATAAAGACTTTCTCTTTCATCTTTATCTTCAGATTTAGTTGTAATCCATTTCTGATAACCTTCATTTAATATCACATTAAATGCGTTTACCATTACTGGATTTTCTAATATAGCTTTTGCATCTTGACCTTCTTTAATTTGGTCATTCTTATTTACCATTTTTTTCTCCTATTAGGTTGATTCTATCTACCACATGGGTAGGTATAGTTTTTCTCCCAGCTAAGTAACCACGAATATCATTTTCTTTAATACAAGTGTCTCGTGATAACTCAGATACTGAAACTCTTTTTTTTAACATTAGATTTTGTAAATCTCTACATGTTAAATCGGATTTGATGAAGTTCCTTTTAATGGGTTCTTCCTCTTAAATTCTCTTGCTGTTTCTTCATGTGCTATTGCAACAGCTTTAATAGCTGGTGTATTTTTTTCTAATTCTCTACACAAGACTTTATCAAAAAACTTTTCTATGCTTTTGCTTTCTTTTTGTTTTTGTTCTTTGCTTGTTTTAATTTTTTGTACCCTTTTTTTGTGTACGAATATTTTTTACCTTTATAAACTGGCATTATAATAACCTCAATAGTTCTTTAAATGAATCGGTTGCTAAAACAAAAACCACAATAGCACCATAAGCTATATACTTAAATCTAAAGACTTCAGTCTTAACAGTCTTTAAATCTTTTTCTATGTGTTCAAGATGATTTACTTTGATATCTTTAATATCTTTTTTAATCACTACTATTTCTGTATTTAGTTCGTTTAAGTCTTTCATGCTAGTGGCAACCTTTTGCTTTTTGGGTATATGTCTAATACTGTTTTAATAATATCTGTGTGTGATAATCTTTTGTGTTTAGAAAATTTCTTATTTTCTCCTGATAAATAAGATATACCATCACTTATTTTTTTATTTCTTGTTTCATCTTTATATTCAGGTTTATATTTTGGGAATGACATTATGTATCTCCTATTGCTACAGGTCTTTTTTGCGTAGCTTCAAGTGCTATTTCCATTTCACCTTGGTCAACTTTTTGTTTTTTAATTTCTAACTCTTGTGTTTTAATCATGAAATCTACTTGTGCTTCTCTTTTCTTAAGTTCTAATGCTTGTTGTTTTATTTTTGTATCGAGTTCAAGTTCTGCTGCTTGTAGTTTTAATTTTTGTAATTCAATTTGTGCTTTCTCTGATGCTATCTTTTCTTCAGGTGTTGGGCCAGGTGGTTGTGGTGGTGGCATCATTTCAGGGTTAGATATAAACATATCTGAATTTTTATACCCTGCTTGTGTTATGAATTCACTTACTGAATTATAGATATTTTTTGGTGTTACAAGTGTTCCCATTCCACCATTCTCTATAATTTTTTGAATGATGGTCATAATACCTGACATGGCTTGTACTTTGCTAGTCTGACTACCACTTCCTACTCCAACATTAACAGTACAATTTAATTTCTCTTTCCACTTGCTAGGGTCAATCGGTACAAATTTATTATTCAGTAATACTATTTTTTCTCTATCTTCATATCTTTGTACTAAAGCATAAATATTTCTAAAGACATCTTTGATTCCTGTCTCTGCAAAGATTCTCGCAATTAACTCTACTCTTTGCATTGACGATTCAGTTGCTGCTGCTATAGCACCTGATGTTACATGAGAAGTTAATACATCAGGATTGAGTCCTTGTGTCATCTTCGATACGCCACTTCTTTCTTCTCTTACTTGGTCAAGATATTTAACCATCTCAAAAGCAAATGGTTGTACTTGTGGTGTTGGTAAAGCTGTTACTGCACCTGGTGCTCTCATTCTAACAATGCCACCAGGTCTTGATGTTAATAAGTCATCAAGTTCTACTTGTCCAGCTAGTACTGCATACCTTGCATTATTGGTTAGATACATGTTGTCTAATAAATTTCTAACGATAGTAGATTTAATGAGTTGAATATCACTTACAGTATCAGCTACTGACATTCCAAAAAATTTATGTGGGATAGGCAATGGGCAAATTGCTGAAAAAGGAATCATATCTATCTCAACATTATCTAAAATCTTATTACCACCTTTAGTAATCTTGCGAAGTTCTGCTATACCATCACCATTATAATCAAGCTTTATATAACATTCATCTATCCAAACTTGTCTTGTTGCACCTTGTCCTTCGTCAAGTGGGGCAGAGTCCTCATCATAACTAAATCTTGCTTGTCTTTCTTCTGCAAATTCAGCGTCGCTATGTGTATGCGTTGGTAAATCTTCTACAATGTTTTTGTCGTACCCTTCTAAAATTAAATCTGATACAGTTTTTTTAACTCTATGGCAAATAAAATTTGCATCTTCAATAGATGCTGCTCTTCTTGAGATTAGAAATTCTTCAGTTGGTACTGACACTATTCTAACCTGCCCACTTCTTTTTATTTTTTTTACCTTGACGTCATGTTCACTAACTTTAGGAGATATTAAATTACCATACTCATCTTCTTGTTCTTTTTGTACTAGCGTTTCTGTGTGTTCTAATACTTCTAATTCATCATTTGCTAATATAGATTGGTATTCTATTTCAGTTAAATGCTCATAAGTCTCTACACTTGATTCTGCTTTCTCTTCCCAAAAATGTTTAATGATTCCTGTCTTTGTTATAAGTGCGTCTTTAAAAGCATCATAGAGAATTTTGAATCCATTGTTTTGTTTGTTGAAAACATAGTTACAATAATCTGTAGCTTGTTGTGCCATCTCCATATCTTCAGGGCCTTGTGGTTCAAACTCTGCTACATTATTGTGGGTAGTGAAGATACGCATTAAAGATGGCATGATGTATTCAATAGTATCTCTTACATCAGTAGTTACAATCTCACTACGACCATCAATCTCATTTCCAAACTTCTCGCCAAGATAATACTTCATAGCATCTTCTCTTTGATTAGAGAGTTCGCTATTTGCGTGTCCTGAAGATGCTTGAATCTCAGACTCTAATCGAGATGCTAGTTCGTCATCACTTAGTTTTTTTATTTTTTTTGCCACTTCAACTTTGTTCCTTTAAATTTGTCTTTAAGTTTTTGTGCTGCTGATAGACCACCTTTGATTCCTTGATAGCCCCATTTTATGCTTCGAATAGCAGGATTCCATAATGCCAACCCTGCTATTGTCTCTAGCACTCCTTCAGAAAATTCCCTTGTTGCTTTCCTTTCTGCTATTTGTTTAGCATTAAGTTTTATTTTCTTACTCCCATGTAATTTAATAATATCTTTTAAAGCCATTATTAACCTTTAGGGTAGTTTGCTTTTATTCCATACTTCTTATGAATTCTTCTCATTTCTTTTTCAAATTCAGTAAGCTTTGGATTCTTTACATACAGGTCAGGTCTCTTAGCCTTCACATTAGATAACATAGATGCCTTGACATATTGTGGCCCTAGTGCTTTATAAATATTTCCTTTACCTGGGTCAAAGGTTTTAGCTGTCGCTTTCTTTTTACCTTTTGTTCCTTTATAAGTTAATGCTGCTAATGCTGCGAGTGCTGCTGCTTTTCCACCTGGCCCAACTTTCCCAGCCTTACTTTTAGTTGTAAGTATGGGTTTAAGTCTAGTTACTGGTGGTGCTGCTGCGACAATTTTCTTAACTTTTGTTTTAGCTTTAACTTTCTTAGCTACCTTGGCTTTTGCTTTTGCCTTAACTTTTATTTTTTTAGCTTTTTTTGCTTTTAATTTCTTTGCAATTAAAGCTGCTGCTCTTCTTGCTGCTATGCTCATTACCATTGTTTTCTCCTAAACTATAGCGACATCAGGGCCTAATCTGCCCTTGTTATGCCATCTTGATGTTTCGACATCTGCGTGTCTTAAACTCATCACTGCATAACGAGTAGCCGACATCAAATCGTCTCTTATTTTAACCAACTTACCATCTTTACGATGATAAAGTCTGTACTCCGAAACCAGTTAATCATAGTGTTAAATACTTTAAACTTTCCCTGTTCCATTCTAGTCAGTATTTCCATCAACCCAGCCTCTACAGAATTGCCTCCTTTCTTCTCACCTAATGCAGGTGGGTTTTCAAAGTGGAAAGGTAGCATATTGACATGAGCCGTTCTGTATTGTTCAGCGAGTGTTATGCCTGAACCCTTATCATGTTGGTAGCCATCATGTGGCCATGCTATAGGGATATAATGACTTCCCTCTCTTTCATTAATGTGTGTTGCATGATAATCAGGAGTTTCCTTTCTCATAGAATAACAGTCATACAGATAAACTATATCCTCATCTCTGTCCCATGCTACCCACACGACTGCTGTGGGGTGGTCGTAGCCAAAATCAAGACCTGCGATTCTTGGATAGTGTGGGGGTATGTTAAAGGGTTCGCAGGTCAAGTTATCCTCATCAATAGGAAATACTAATCCACTTCCTATCATAGGGATTCCTTTACTTCTTAATTCTCTTTCATGATGAGGTAGGGCAGACCATATCTGCTCTTTCATCTCATCTGTCAAATGGTCGGCATCTTCCCAACCTGCCGTAACCAGTGCCTGTTTAGGCTTTAGTTCTGTTGTAAAATTTGCTACTACATCAGTCATACCATTCTCAGGTGTGAATGTTAAGTAAACCATTCCTTGTCTGTCTAATGTTCTCGTAATACATTGTGAATAGATATCTTGTGCTGGTTCTTCATCTAACCAAATCAAATCTATACTCTCCCCCATAAATTTTTCAGCACCCATCTCGTATGCTTTGAAGGCAACCCTAGACCACCCACCTGATTTATGTTTAACGAGTACCGAAGAATGTGCATTGGGTACTCCAGGTTTTCTTGTAGTCTCACCGATTAAGTGTTTTGGAATACTTCCTTTTCCCTTATCTCTCGGGTTGTCAGGTTGCCCAAATAATTCTTTCTGACAGATATCTCTTGTGGTTTCATTAGATGCACCACACACCCATGCCTTAATGGGTTTCTTAAATCTCCTGCCTTCCCACCAATCAGGATATAACCCTGTTAAGTGTATGGACATCTCCATAGCACCGACATAGGATTTGCCTACCCTATTCGCTGCCATCAATAATCGTTGATTAGCCTCACTCCCTGTCTCGTGGAAGATTTTTTGAAAGTCATAAGGCTCATAATAGTTTAGTGTGTTTTCTTCTTTTCGCTTTTTCAGAGTGTCCAGTATTTCTTGTACTCTTTCTGTTTCGTGCATGGGAATTGGGTATAGTTGTCCACTTAAAATTATGTGGTTTTTTAAATGATTAGTCAATACTTATTTGAATATACTGAATTACTAATACTCTTGTAACTTCCGACCAGTGAGTGGAATAGAGATATAACAGTTTGGCCCACATTCGTGGGGGGTCGTGGGTCAAACACAAACCATATATACTGCTGGTACGAAAAAGAGACAACCAATGGCAGCCTATTGCTTTTTATTTGTGCGTGTGTGTGTGCGTGTACCTACGTCTTTACATCAAACATAACAACAAGAGACCCAACAAAACAAAATAAAAACAAAACAACATGACCAAAGTTTTATTTATGTATGTATATAAAGTTAAACAATTAAGAACTGAAAGATTCTCGGCACTTTTTTATTTTATGTATAAAGTTAAAAGAGAATTGTACGATATTTGTACAATGCTATTTGTTCTGGTCAAGTGCTTTCTACAGCCCTTATTCTAAGCCGTATATTAACTGTTGACAATAATTTAAGACTGTGATTTAATGGGACATATTCTAGATTAAGTTTAAATATACTGAAATGAATAAGATGAAAAGAGCACGGAGGTTGTGAGTAGTCGACTGCCGACTTAATTATTTATAAGTGCAGTGAGCCCCAAATAATAACGGAGGTTATTATGAAAATTGAAAGATACAAAAGCGATAAAAAAGTAACACATGCACTTTCTTATCATAAGGGTAAGGACGGTGAAGATGTTAGTCATAACTTGGTCAGTGGATTGGATAATGATATTCATAATGTTGTAAAGGTTATTTTGCTTGATAGAAGAAAACAATGTGAGGGAGTATATGAACTGGTAATTCTATCTGATGATGGTGATTCTTATGTGGGACATACAATTACCATCTTTGAAAAAGACTGTTAGATATGTTTGATATTTATAAAGACGAAAACGGAAACGTTAGAGACGAGGACGGAACAATTTTAGTTCCTGCCAAATAAATTAACTGGGGCTTACTGTAGCTATAAATAATTAAAAGAATTCGGCAGGGTGTAATTAACAAAGGAGGAAAAAATGGAAAACAGGTATACAAATATCCAGCCAGTTGTTTCTGTTAACGCAACTAATTTTAGTTACTCAAGAGGCATACTTGCTTTTGACACGAAGAAAAA